ATTCGACCATTATCTGGTCACCTCAAGCCACTTGTACGTTCGTATAGCTTCCGTTCTTCTTGATACGAATGTAAACAGCTTGGTTATTACCCGAACCATCAATGTCTTTAACCCATAATTCAACTGGGGTTGTTGCATCATTGACTGTTCTTGATGAATAAGATGGTTCTGTGTATCCGTTAGCTTGATATTTATATTGACCTAATTCTACTGCACCACCGCTTGATGCTTCCCATGTCATGCCACCTGTGTTACCTGATCTAGCAGTTAAGACATATCCATTAGTTGGTGCGTTAGATGCTTTAAGATTTGCTTCATCAATTACATTGTCTGCAACTACGGCTGCACCTGTAACTGCTGCTGACCCATCAAAAGCACCTGTTGTAACTGTTACTTCACCTGTGGTTGATATAGTTCTACCAGTTGCTAATGTTGTAGCTTCTGCTGATAATGCTACTGCAATATTGGCTGTTCCATCGAATGATGTACCACCAATGGTTCTTGCTGTTGCCAATGCTGTGGCTGTTGCTGCATTACCTGTTGTACTACCTGAAGAACCAGTTACGTCACCAGTTACATTACCAGTTAAATTACCTGTTATAGTTCCACCTGCTGTAATAGCTCCTGTTGCTACTGCACCAGTTGTTGTTATTGTGGATGAACCAATATTAATATTTCCGAATCCTGAAGTAATAGAACCTGAATCTAATGCACCTGTTGTAACAATATTTGATGACCCTGCTGCAGGTGCTGCTCCAACATCTGATAATGTTTCTGCTGCAGTTCTACCTTCTACTTTTGTTCCATCAATTCTTAAGAAATCATTATCAGCTACATTTGCATTTGCTTGTAATAGTTTATCACTACCTATACCTACATCTGCGTTTACTGTTACGTCACCTGACGAACCCCCACCTGTTAATGCGGTACCTGCTGTAACAGCGGTAATGTCACCAACTGGTACTGTTGCTACTTGAGTATCTACATATGTCTTTATACTTTCTGATGTTGCTAATGTTGTATCTGATGCACCAGACATTGTGTCACTATCTAATATTGTAACTTCTGATGAATCACCTGAACCACTAGCGGTTCTTCCTATAACCTTCATTGTTGCAATATCTTGAATCTTTGCAAATGTTATAGAACCATCGGTAACTGGGCTACCCCCATACTCATACCAATAATTACCAACTCTAATTAAAATAGTTGGTGTTGTTGTTGATAGGTCCTTGTTTGCATTACCTAATAATCTAATTTGACCGTCTGATGATGGGCTTGTTGTATTTGCTAATGTTACTGAACCAGTTGTAATAACGTATAACAAGTCACCTTCTGCTGAATTACCTAATGCTATTGTATCAATATTGGTTGAACCTGATAATTTAATAAAAGAGTTAGTTGGTGTGATTGATGATGCTGATGCTATTGTTTCTGGTGCAAATCCTAAAATACCTGCTGTGTTGGTATCTGCATTCCAAGCGTTTACTGATATCTGTTTTGAACTATCGTTGCTTCCTGTTGCTACTGTAGAATGTCTACCCCAACCTTGTCTTGCCATGATATAATTGGGTTAATTTACTATATAACTATTTAAGTTTATCCTAATGTGGTAGTCCAAGTTACCTGTAGGGTATCTGAACTTTGAAGGGTTACTGGGGTGAATGTATTCTCATGTGACATTGTGCCACCTGATGATGCGTTAAATAATGCTGATTTTTGTACTGCTGTGTGTGTTGCTGATGCTGTAAAGGTATGTTGAATGGTTGTACTATTTGTACCCCCTGTGTGTGATTTTGTGGTTGCATCTGCTCTATTTAGACCACCTGTTGTTATTTCACCTGCTAGTGTGGTATCACCTGCTGCTGGTGATGAGGTATTTACTGTTAATGCAACAAAGCCTGAACCTCTAGTTCCTGCTCCTGTGTTAGTATAAACTTGGGCTATCATCCAATCTCTTCCTGCGTTGGTTAATAAGTTTGGTTTATCTTTACATAATACTTGTTCATCTGGTCTTCCAGCGTTCTTAATAACTGTTACATAACCTTTAATTAATGGTTCTTCCTTCATACACTTATCAGTGCATTTTGTTATATTTAAAGTTGTTTTGTTAGGTGTATCTTCTATCATTAGAATCCCGCCTTACAATCCTCACATATGCAAGGAATACTAGATATTTTACGTTTACCTGTAAATTCAAAATCTGTTACAATACCACATAAATTACATGGTGATGTACCTGTTACGGTGTGTTCTTTCTCTTGATTATGGTCATCCCATTCTTCAACATCGTCTGTGCTAAAGTCGTGAATGTAACATGCGAATGTCATACTAATATTTAAAGGGGGTTATTGTATATAAGGCTTAAATATTCCTTTTTTTGTTATATAACCATTTCTTGATTCTATCGTACATTGACCAGCTTCTCCACACTCTAGTACCATATTTGAGTCTAATACGATATAAATCCCTCGATGATAAATCTAATACCTTACCATCATAATATGGATCCATTACATCTGTAGTGTTATCATCTGCATCATGGCGTAATCCAAGAGAATGACCTATCTCATGTATTAGAGTGTGTATAATATTATAGGTTCTAATTGTACTATCTGGGTTACTAGCATTCTCTATAATTCCTAATCTTATGGCTTCTGATGCTTTTACTCCTTTACCATCTACAGACCATATCTTATCTGAATTGAATACTATCTGCCCTTGTTTTGAGGTTTTTGGGAAATATGCATATGCCAAGACCCCATGTCTTTCTCTAAATATATCGTCATCGTCTTTCTTTCTGAACATAATCTTTATATCTGCATTATTATAGTTTCTGTACAATGATTTAATCTTAATAGGTATTTCGAAATTCCATGTAGACATGGCTAGGTTAATTGCTTTTCTCATTTTATTTTTAGATATTAATGGGCATTCATCATTATACTCTAATGAATAGAATACTTTATTACCATCCCATTTATGACCCCATTCCTCTTGGTCTTCGGAGAACTCTAAAACTTCGTTTGGTGTTTCTCTAACTGTACATAACGCCATATATAAAAAAAGGCGGTTCTTATATTTATAGGTTTGAAACCGTAAAGCCTTAGTCTTTTTTCAATTTACTGATAGTGAAATCAGCACCGAAACCAACTAGAACACCGACTACTACTTGAGTGACTGGTTCACTAATTGCAGCTGCATCTAATGCTACTATAGCACCTAATGCTGCAACTATTGCGGTTACTCCACCGCCTAGTAGTTTTTTGTAATCCAGTTCGCCACTTGTATCCCCAGAGACTCCTCTGATGATATTTAAGGCTGCACCGAATAGGCTTCCTGCTAGTATCAGAATTGGTATATCTGCCATTGGTATTACTACCTTTTCCTTTAATTTAAACCTTTTTAACCATGAATACATAGAAAACATATGCGTTTCTATAAAATAGGCATAATTATGGTATTTACATTATTATTGGTTTTTCCACAATCTTATGGTGAAGATACATTTAAAACAATAGGTAATAATATATGGCATAAAGATAACCCTACTGTTTGTATAGCAGAACCTGAACCATCTTTACATGAGAGGTTTTATGGTGGTGTTTTATATGATGCTTATTCCACAGTTAAAGACTGGCAAAATAGACTTACTGATTATTCTGGGGGTAATTGGACCATGAATGTGAGATTTTATGATTATGAATATCATAATGATAAACACGCTGATGATTTTCCACAATGCCAAATATTTATGGAATTTGAGGAATATTCAGGTAATGATGCACTTGGTACAACAAGTTATGACTTTTCTAATTCCACCCATCAATATGTATTTATAACCACATATTTGAAACATATAGAAAAACCTAGTGTTTCATTATGTATAGGATGTGATAATGATAAACACAGATTAGGTAATGTTCCATATCAGGTTGAAATAGATATGAACCCTGTTTATATGCCATATTCAGCTATCAAAATGATAATGTTACATGAGTTTGGTCATGCTATAGGATTAGGTCATTATGTAGAAGACAAGTCAAAAAATAATAATGTTCATTCTCTCATGTATCCTTCATTTGACCCATTTGATACAAGCGGTGATATAGTAATAGAACCTATTGATTTACAGATGGCAGTTGAAATATATGCAAAAGATGGGTTTGGTGGTCAACATGGTCTAGCACCAAAGTTTATAGGAGTAGACTATCTTAAAGAAAGATTTATAGAATGTAGACAATTACCAACAGCTTCAACAAAAAACTGTTAAATTGTAATACTTCCTAATTGTTTTGTGAGTCAGAGACACACGTTCTTGGGCGTTGGAGATATAAACGATTCAACGTATTACTTAGTATCTATAGGTCTAATCAACCTATAGGTATTAAATTTAAAAATAAAAAAAAGAAGGTTAGTCGTGACAAGTATCACAGTCTTCTACTCTCTTTTCATAGATACCCCTTTTTGGAGCTGAAAAGATAGTAATGTGTTTTCTTGTTACTTTTGCTTTTCTTTCTGCATCGTTAAGTGCTGCATTCATACAGATGTATAGTATTACTCCTTTATTAGTGTTTGTTTTATTTCTTGATGTATAAAGTCAAACTCTGCTAGGAACTCTTCATCATAACTGGCTTTCTTATGGATTTGACCCTCACCCCATGAATCTTTAATTTCATACTGGTTCTCTAAATATTTGTTTGCAACTCTCAACCAATACATACTTTGTTTTTGTTTGAATAATAGTTGAGACACATAACCCTTACGTGGTAACACCATATGAACTTTTTTAATTAAAAATAATACCAGACTTCATCGGATGCCTTTCGAGCCCATTAAACCTCTGTCTTTCTATCTATGGGTTTCATACCCGTCAGATAATATAGGTAGGTCATTACTTGATATAAGTCTTACCCTACTTTACATAGTTGTAAACAGGTTAATAAAAAGCAGAGAAAGTCAAGAAGCAACCCTTTTTTTCAGCCCTCTAATTAAAGAGAACATGCGGATCCCCTGTTTAGTTGGTTCCCCCGCTTTACTTCTTGCCATGTCTGGGTAGACTTAACGCTTTACTTTCTTATTCTGCCCAAGTAATATAATGAGTTTCGACCCCAATTATATTACTTCTGATAGTTAATAGGTATTATTTAATATAAGTCTTATGCTACTATATACATTATCTTTTAGGGCAGAATATTAATATATGATCTAGACAGTCGCCTAGCTTTGCCCACCAACATTTATTCTCACAGGTCTCGTCACTCATAAAGGTCTTCCACATCCATTACAATAAACAGTTTTGAGACCTTTACCATATTCAATCAGTTCCCTTGAGGTCGATAATACTAATCCGATAATTGCCGTATACAAAGCTATCTCCAGTGATGGTATCCCTGCTATCGCCGAACCAACATAAGGTGTGACGAAGTATGTACCAGAGTTGCCTAAAACCCTCGCTATTGCTTTTTTTGTATCCATAGTTCATTATTGTTTTTTCTTCCTTTTATTCTTTTTAGATGCTTTACGAGTATTACCGTTTGACCATTCTGACTTTTTCTCTGCTATTTCCCACTCATGATTCTGAATCTCTCTATCTACCTCACTCTCTTTATTCCTAATATCTACCTTATTCCATTGGTCTGTATTAACCCAGTCTGCAGCAGTCATGTTCATCTTACCTGTAGCATCTTCCCATAGGTTGATTTGTACAGGTTGTCTCCATCCTGTTAGTTTATTATTCATTGGGTCTGCTCCCCCTTGTGAACCTTTAGATACTGTATCTTTATCCATATCTTCTAATCCTAGTATATCTTTAATACCTGATGAATCAATCAATCCCATTTGTGCCATGCCTGTTAAAACTTGGAACATATCAGGTGTTACTAATGTGAGTAGTTTAGGTTTATTGAATTTGAATTTAATCTTACATGGTAGTTTACGTGCATCTGGTTCATGGAATAATATACAAAGTATTCTATCATAGAATTGTTTCTCAATAGAGTCTTCTAGTATAATTCTCTCTGGTCTAATCTCTTGGTTTAGATATGCATCAACCTCTTCAATGTTTGCATTACCACCTAATTTTCCTACATCACCCTCACTAAGCATGAATCCGGGTAGACCGAATGCTGTGATGATTGCTTTAATTAATCCCATTCTAACAATTTCTAATCCGCCAATGTCTGCATTTACTGGTGTAGTTAGAACATTTACCCCCGTCTCTTCTGGGTTACTTGGTCCTGTTACTGCGATAGCTTGACCTTTAGAATCGTTAATCTTATTAATGAATGATGCTAGTACGTCATCCTCATTACCTGCTTCCTGTGGTGGTATTGGTACACTAAAGACTGGTGGTTTATACCATGCTGATTCTGCAGCTCTCTCAAAGTCTTGATTCAATACAATGTTTAATGTGTTAGCCTCATCTGATACTCTAGCTATTTTAGAGTCTCCATAATAATCTGAAAATAATTCGTTGTTAAATCCATGCATAAGATAAAGCATACGTTCTGCTGGTATGATGTTATCTCTTATTTGACTTCTAACCCCTATGATTCTAACTCCAACTAACTCACCTGTGTTATCATCTAATACTGGTCTCTCTGTAAACTCGGACCTAATTAATCTAATCTGTTCTGGTAGTTGCCAATTACCTTGCTCATCTGGGTCTAGAGGTGTCAATGCTAATACACATCGACCTTGCTCCAGTGCTGTAAAATACCCATTAAATAAATTTGTTGGTAAATCTAAATCTAATGCTAGTTTGTCTACTTTATCTAATAATTGTTCTGCAGTCATATCTTTATCAAAGTATGGTATATGGTATGTTGTTGATCTTTGCCATTCGTTTAATTGTTCTTCTGGTACGTCTTCCTCATGTCTTGGTACGATTTCAGTTGTATACCCCTGTCCTGCTGTATATGTGCATTGGATACGTGATGCCCTGTAAACATATGGGTTTGTCATGGCACTTCTAAACTCTTTTCTTTGTTGACCAGAATATGGGTCTACTGGATGCCAAACTTGTAAGCCTTGAAAATTACCTTCTTGCCCATTCATACGTCTAAATAGAGAGCGGTCAAAACTACGTGCTGCTTCGCCATTAGATGCTGCTACTCTAGGTGCTGCTTTAACATCATCTGCCATATTTATTAGTTACCCTTTCCCTCTTATTAAAGTTATTATTGCATCATTTTATTGATTTCTTTTGTAACAAGGCTTTCTAGGTCTGTGGTTCTAGGTGTGGCTGCTGCTACTCTAGGTCTACTATATCCTCTCAAATAATTAGATGCTGCATCACATGCTAAGGCTAATGCCCAGAATCTATCATCGTGAAAACCCTGTGGGTGTCTGTATAGAATATTACCTGCATCTGATTTAACTATCTCCTGCTCTGTTATCTCCCTGAATAAATCCCTATCGTGTATAATTAACTTCTTCTTATTGAACATACCCTTCATTAATGATATTAACTCGAACTTCTTAGGAGCTGATAATACTACTGGTCTAAATATGTTTCGTATCTCTGGGTTGATTAATTTGGCTACTGCATCTCCAACCCCTGTTCTATCATAGCATATTTTATACATGCCTTCCTCTACTTCATTAATCTTAGTTACATCATTAAATACCTTCTCATAGTCAATATGTGCCCATGTTTTTTGACCTACTTGAGATAGTTTATTATCCTCTAACTTTAATACAACCAGTGCAGAATTATCTACTCTTTGTGCCAAATCTAATCCACCGAACTTTGGCATTTTCATTGTTGTAACCTCGATAGTCTTTGCTTTAGTTTAGATATCTTACCCCCATGATAGTTTGGATTACCAGTTGTTAATTCTTCTGCTTCTTCGTTTGTAAACCCAAGTTCGTTACTACCCACTTCTGTTTTCTTTTTAAAATTATCTGTTAAATCTCTATGTTCTGGGAATGTATGTCTTTTACGATTTAATATTTTTTGGTCTTTCGGTATGGACATTCTTTTTTTGTTTAATTCAACCATTCTCTCATGGAACTGACTCTTTTTTCTTGGAGACCTTTGTGAAAATCCTGCATCATCAACTATATCAAAGCTAACCCTTTCAGGTGGTATTCGTTTATCTCCTTTAACATTCTCATAACCCTTTAAATGTTTTTCAAATTCTTTAATATCACTCACATTCCATTCGCCGGGTGCTTTATAATTTGGCTTTATCAATGCCAGTCTTTGCTTTAGTTCGTCTACTCTAGACATGCTTTATATACTTTGCTATAATATTTAAGCGATTGAAATATCTGCCCATTGTAGACAAGATATTAACCGTTCTTCTTGATCCTCATCCATATCATCTGCTTCCCCTGCTTCAGAGAAACAATGGTGGAATGTCTCATGGTTTATGGTCTTAAATACATCCTCTAGAGTTTCATGCATAGCTAGGTATATTACTGCTCTCTTAGTTTCAGCATAATATATACCCCTATTATCGGACTGCCTAGCCCTTAGTTCAACTCTTAGCGACATTACTACTCTTAGAACGAACTCGACTATAAATGATTAGACCTATATTTATCATGGGTAATATCTCAACTAGGTCTATTCCATATAAAAAGAAGTCTAATACTGGATTTGCACCCCAAACAAGACCTGTCTGTAATATAGCATCTCCAGCCCATATCATATGAGGGATTTGCATATAAAGGATTAGAGCTGTAACACCTAATGATTCGGTAGTATGTCTTTCATACCAATCCCAAAATTTGTTCCACATATCTATTCATCACTACAGGTCAACTCTGCTCCACAATTATCGCATCTCTCATGACATGCTTGGATGGGGGTCATTTCAGTTCCACATCTAACACATATAGGATTAGTCATTCTCTTTACTCCATTTATCTAAATCTTCTTCTGCTTGGTCCATCCACTTTAATGGATTACAGAATTTTTTACGGACTTGCTTCAGGTTCATCTTCTTTAGTCTCCTCATCTAATTTTAATTCTTCCCTTAGTCTTGAACATTCTATTATAAGATTAAAACAATATCTGCACATCTCATTATGTGATAATTGGCTTAGTTTAATTTTTCCTTTTCTTGGATGAATAATTATAAAATCTTTGTATTGAGGCATACTTGAGTATTACTCCATCACTACATAAATATGTTTAGTTTAAATCTATATCTAATTGACAAAATGGACATAAATTATGATTATTAATATTCTTTACATCTCCGCATATTTCACATTGTTCATGTATTTCAGCATGACCTGCTTCATTGTTTGAATCGTCTTTACCAAACATTTGTTCCATTTCAAAGTCTCTAAGTGTTTTAGCCATTTTGTTCTTTATCCAGTTTGAATGCTTCAATAGTATTATGTAATTCTTCTATATAATCATTTCTATTTCGTATAAATGTGTCTCTAGAACCGTCTTCTCCTGTAATTAATA